TACATGGCACAAGAACTAGAGACCCAGATGGGTGGCCTCTATTCAGTCTTGTCTCAAGAGCTACAACTCCCTCTAGTCCGTTTAATAATGGATGACCTACAGACTGCTAAGCGTATCCCAGTACTTCCTCCTGAAATCCGTCCTACTATTGTAACCGGTATTGATGGCTTGGGTCGTGGTCAGGACATGGGTAAGTGGCAAGCATTCTTTGCCTCGGCAGGTGCTGTACCTCCAGAGTTGTGGATCCAAGAAGCAAATGTGAAGGAGATAATCTCTCGTCTCATGAATGCTGCTGGTATCAACACTATGGGTGTGTGGAAGTCTGATGAAGATAAAGCTGCTGAACAGGAAGCTTCACTTGGTCAGGAACAGGCTTCGGCTGGTATACAAGCTGATGCTAAGGTCGCCGCTCAAGTCCCGTCCCCAATGGGAGGTGAGTAATGGCCGCACTTGACCTAGAGAGAATGACGAAGCAAGCGATGGCTGCTGGTATGCAGAATCCTGCCATGCCAGTGGGCACTCCCGGAAAAAAGAAATCTAAACTCAATACATATAAAGAAGCTGCCACACCAATGCTTGATGCCTACACAGGTGCTCAAGAGGAAGGTAAATCCATTTTTACATTCAAAGGAAAGCGGCTAAGAACATCCCTAGGCATTGGCGAAACACAAGCTGATGACTCCTTTGCAGCCTTCTTAAGGAAATTATAAAACCATGAGTACTGAACAACAAACACAAGCAACAGGCCTCCCTGATTCGATTACAGATGAAGCCGCACATAACGCAGCAATGCTAAGTGCAGTCGCTCAAAGTGAGAATACTGAGACACCAGAATTCACACTACCTGAAGGCATTAATAGCGTCGATGAGCTGATCCAAAGGTTCAACGAACAGAGTTTAAAAGCCGGTGGTCTTCCAGATCAGCCACAGGAAGATGACACAGAGGAGGACGATGAAGACGAAGAAGCTGAAGATTCTGAAGCTGAAGATTCCGAAGAATCCGATGATGAGGACGCTGATGACATTGATGAGCAACAGGCTCTCGATGACTTTGATTTCTCTGATTATGCAGAGGAGTTTGCAGATAACGGGGCACTCACTGAGGAGTCTCGTAACAAGATTCAACAAGAGCTTGGCATCAAAGATGAGCAATTGTTTGATGCGTTCCTCGATGGCATTAAAGCGCAAGTTGATGATGTGGTCTCGGCTGCTTACAAAATTGTAGGCAGTAAAGAACAATATGAAAAAGTGATTGAGTGGGCACAAGAAAACCTTACTCAGGCACAAGCTGAAGCATTTGACCGTACTATTGAGGACGGTAACTTTGACTCCTTCTCTCTACAGGTTGAGGGCCTTAAAGCACGATACATTGCTGCCGTTGGTTCCCCGACTGGTAACGAAGTAAGTGGTAAGCCTGCTCCAACTAATGGCGGGGTATTTGAGTCTACTGCACAGCTTTCACAAGCCATTGCTGACCCTCGATACCATTCTGACCCAGCGTTTAGGCGTTCTGTAGAGTTGAAACTACAACGTTCCATGTCCAACTTCTAGGGTAGCTCACACCTACCACGCTTAACACTTGTGCGACAACAAGTGAATCCCTTTTGGTCATGAAATCCTTCGTGGCTTTATAGTTATACCAATAAATAATAATAGGTAGCATCCTCTATGGCATTCCCTTTAGACCAGTCAGTATCCTTTACTGGTCAACAAAACCTCTCTGGCGAGCAACGCGCATTATTCCAAACATTATTCGCAGGTGAGGTTCTTACTGAATTTCACGCTAAGAACATAATGATGGAGCGGCACCGTGTCCGCACTATTCAGAATGGTTCTTCTGCCGAATTCCCAATGATTGGTACTGCAAACGCTCAATACCACACCCCAGGTCAATTGATCGAAGGTGGTAAGATTGCCCACTCCAAGCGCCGCGTAACGATTGATGGCTTAGCTATCTCTCCAGTGTTCATCGATAAAGTTGATGAAGCAATGCTGCACTATGACGTACGTTCTATCTACTCGAAAGAGTGTGGTATTCGTCTGTCTGAATTGGTGGACCGTAACATCCTGCGTATGGCTGTTAAGTCTGCATCTATTACTAACGAATCCCAAGCTGTTAGTGCTGGCCTTGAGCCTGTCGCTGGTGAGACCTTTACCGATAACTTCACCCTGGGTGCTGTTGGTGATGAGATCAAAGGCGATAAGATTGTTGCATCTATTTATGCAGCTGTTGAACAATTCGCTACTAAGAACATCTCTACCGAAGGCCTGACTATCTACCTTCGTCCGCAGCAGTATTACGCGCTGTTCAACACTACCGATACTTCTAAAATGTTCTGGATGAACAAAGATGTTGGTGGTGTAGGTTCATTCTCAAGTGGTCAGATCCCAACTATTGCAGGCCTGCCTGTAATGATGACCAACCACCTACCTGCAACTAACGATGCAACTGGTGGCGCATTGTCTGACTCTGATCCAGAGTGGACTGGTGCTGCTGCTAAGTATCGTGTTGACGCTGGTAAGTGTGTTGCATTGATCATGGGTAAGAATGCAATCGCAACCGTTAAGCTGTTCGACTTGGCAACTGAGATGGAGTGGCAGACTGAACGTCAAGGCACTTTGTTCTTAGCTAAGTATGCAATGGGTCACAACATTCTGCGTCCAGCAGAAGCCATTGTCATTAACGCAGCTTAATACCATAACCAAAAGGAGTGTCTTCGGATGCTCCTTTATTTTTCGGGTGAAATAATTTGTCAGTAATAACCCCCACGACGGAACTGGATGCCATCAACTCAATGCTTTCAGGCGTTGGTGAGTATCCAATAAACGATATCAATGCTGAGTTAACCTCAGCTGTAGTAGCCCGGAACGTTCTTGCTGAACAGTCTCGGCTAATGCAACAGAAACCCTGGCACTTTAACACAGAGCTTGGGTATGCACTGCCTGCGGATGTAGAGGGCAAAGTCCCAGTGCCTTCTAACATGATCGCCTTTGACTGGAAGAGAACGAACCTTGCAGATTACACAGTAAGGGGTGGTTATGTTTATGATCGAAAGAATCAAACATTCATCATCTCTACTGGCCTGGCGTCGGACATCACAGTGCTCCTTGAGTTTGCTGATCTTCCTCAGCCTGCCAAGTCTTATCTCCTGATCCGATCAACACGGGTCTTTCAAGACCGTTGGCTTGGTGACGGTGCTCTACACCAATATCAAAAAGAAGATGAAAAGGATGCATGGTTAGAATTACTACAAAGTGATGCTGCTGAAGCAGACTACAACATATTCGATAATGAACACTTCTCAATGATGGCTAACCGGAGGCTGTAATGCTATTCAATACATCACTCCCGTCACTCATTGGCGGGGTCTCTGAGCAGGCCATAACAGTCAGAGATAAGTCTACCAGTAACGAGCAAATCAACGTCATCCCTGACTTTGTCCGAGGCGTACATAAGCGTCCACCGGCCTTGTTGTTGTCAGAGGTAACAGGCATCACAGATCCAAAGCAAATCAGCACCTTCGTATTCACAACCCGTGATAAGAAGAAGTGGATGCTGTTGGTCACGGTCAGTGATGTTAAAATTTATAGCTTAGATGATGGTTCTGTAAAATCTATCTCAGGGGATAACACTAGCTTCTTAACCTATACCACGGGATTCGAGACTGGGTCAGACCTGAAATGTCTTCAGATTGGTGATGCAACGTTTGTTGCAAACCCTAACAAAGTCATTGGTCAAATAACTCAAGACAGATCATGGTCCCGTCCTAAAGGCACCTTTGGCTTCGCCTTCGTTCAAAACTCTGCACCAGAAACTGAATACAGGCTAGATGTCAACGGACACGATTGCTTAGTCACTACAGTCAAAGCAGATGCGGCGAATTATGCCAAGCTTAATGCTACCACCCAAATAGCAGCAGACCTCTTGTCTGACCTGACAACAAGCGGTGGCTACACCTATACAGCAATCAACCTGACAGACATTCGAGTTAAAGGTGGTCGTTGGGACGTTGCTGGTACGTATGTGAAGGGTACAACGTCACTACGAGCGTATGTTCTTGGATCTGCTATCTACTTTGAAAAAGATGTTGCAGGTGTCCCGGCTAAGCTGGTATTGGTGCCTAAAGACGGTCTGGGTGGTGCTGGTATTCGTGCTGGTGTAGAACGCACACAAAGCATTGCAGACTTACCACAACACTTCCTTAACGGCTTTAACATTACGATCGATGGTAACCAAGGCACAGACATTGATGATTACTATGTTCAGTATAGTGTAAGTAAAGACAAGTGGACTGAAACTCATGAGGGTTCCCTTACAGATGAAGGCATACAAGTAAGTACCTTACCTACCATAATTGACTATAACAACAATGAGTTTTCGTTTCAGGCTGCTACATGGGCAGCACAGCGGAAAGTTGGCGACAAACATAGCTCTCCTCTCCCAAGCTTTGTGGGTAAGAAATTGACCGATATGTTCATCTATCAGAACAGGCTAGGACTGGCTGCTGGAACGTCATTAGTCACAAGCCAGGTAGGTATCTTCACTGATTTCTGGCGGGACACCACACTCGTCGTTTTGGATACCGATCCTGTAGATGTCACTATTCAAGCAAGACAACCTGTTAACATTGAAGCCGTACAAACTATTAACAACCAGTTGGTATTGTTCACGGATATCGGGCAGTGGGTGTCTAACCATGGTGGTGCTTTCACACCGCTCACGGTTAGCTTTGAACAGATGACGGCTCATCTAATGGATAGTCGGATCAGGCCCGTTATCTATAATGACCTTGTATACTTTGTCCGTAAGAACCAGAACACAGGACGGTTACTCCGCTATAGATCAGGCGGTGATTTACAAGGCACTAAAGCAGATGATGTGACAGAACAATGCCCTACCTATATCAACAGTCCCTTACGCAAGCTCGCAGTCATTGACACAGCTCAACTCGTGGCGGTCCAGACACTTCGCCAACCCGATACATTGTACATTTACAAATTCCAGGAACGGGATGGTAATTTGATTCAATCGGCCTGGGGTAAGTGGCTGTTTGCGGGTGTGTCTATATTAGACATTGAGACCATTGGTACTGACATATTTCTATTCATTAAGTATGGGGATAAGTATTTCATTGAGGTCATAGATCTTTCAGGGGAGCGGTATCGGGAAAACCCTAATGAAACCTATGTGAATGACTACTTCAATAATGATTCCGGTTCAGGCCTTAATGGATATGCATGGGTCAAACTAGACCACATGCGTATTAATCAAGTAGCTACAGCTCATCCATTTACACTGGTCACAACTAGTAATGCACTTGATATCTTTTACGTTGATACAAATTATAACGAAAATACTAATGTGGTTCCGATAGACGATGGTGATGCCTCTACGATTTACTATTCTGGGGTTAGGTATAACTCACTGTATGAGTTTGGGCAACTGACCGTCCCTGTGACTTCAGGGGGAATACAAACCGTAGCACTTGGCTCCAGGGTCATGCTACAACAACTTAAACTTCACTACCTTAATTCAGGCCGCTTTAACGTAACTGTAGAGCTGACGGGACGTGGTGGCTTCACTTACGAATTCACTGGAAATATTGTAGGCGTGACATCACTGTCATCAGCCCTTCAGTTCAATGATGGAATATTTGTTGTTCCATTGGCATCTGAAGCTCGCAATGTAAAGGTTCGCGTGGAATCAGATGAATATACACCATTTGAAATACATGCTGCTGAGTTTAGGTTCCGTACACACTTACGAGGAAACCGAGTCTAATGGCGGTGTTCACAACATTATTTATTGCCAGCATGGCACTGAAAGGACTTGGTGCAATCTTAGGCGAGAAGGCAAAAGATAAACAGGCCAAGGAAGATAAGAAACAAGCCAACAAAGCTTATTCACGCGATATGCGTGACATAGGCTTAACTGCTTACACAGACAGACGGCAAACAGCTCGTCAGTATAAAGATGCTGCAATTGCATCTGCCAGGAGTACCTCCACAACCCAAAGCCAAGCAGCTGTGGGGAATGTAGGGGGCAATTCTGTAGCTAACATTGTCCAGCAATTTATGGCCGAGGGCGCTACGAATGAAATGGTTATTCGAGAGAATGAAGTTGTCAGAAAGTACCAACGCGATAACGATAAATACAATGCCAACGGAGCACGCTTAGGTCGTGGTGGGGATTATAAATATAACTTCCTGTCTGGCCTTGGTAATTTACTCGGGACAACAGCTGAGATAGCAGGTGCAGCTTCACAACACTCGTACCAAGTAACCTCAGCACGTCAACAAACAGCCACTACTTACTCAAACTCAAACACCCCTTAATAAGGAGGCACTATGGCAAGACAAGAAACCCGTGGAAGCGGTTCAGTAGACTTCCAAGTAGCCTCTAGCTCAGGCCAGAACTACCACAAACGCTTCTCCCGAGATGCTGAAGCAATGATGTCCATGTCCAATGCTGCTGACAAAGCATCAGGGGCTGTGGGTGCATTGGCTCAGCAGAAGACAGACACCGTTCTGCAGCAAGAAGATGAAGCAGCTAAGCGATCATACCAACTCGATAGACTTAACGCTGAGAACCGCTTACGGGCGGCCACAGTGGACTTTGAGAACCAGATCACGACTGATCCTACCTTGGTGTCAGGGGACGAGAAAGACCTGGAACGCTTACAGGTTAAGTATCAAGAGGTCTACGATAAGCATAGTGACGGCATTACCTATGATGACTCCATAAATCATTTTGGTCAGATGATGGGGGAGACGCTTGGTCGGGTAAAGAACCAAGCCACTGAAGGTCGTGCAGCAGAGATGCGTGTTCAGATGGGCTTCGACACTGCCTTTAACCTTGTTAAAGACTACACCGAAACAGGAGAATTGGCTGGGAAAATTCCAGAGATCTTCAAGAGCGTAACGGAGATCTTTGGTGTTACCGATAAAGAGGCCGTGAACCTTCTGATTGGTGTGCAAGGCCAGTTGATTCTAGATGGTAGCCGAGATACCACGCTTGCCCAGGCCTTACTGACAGACGACGAAGCCAAAGGCCCAGCCCAGAAGATGTCCCTGGAGCTGCGTAGGACACTTGAGCAACAGGTTAGAAGCAGTGAGTTGATGACTGAGTATGACCGGCAGAAGCTCTCGTCGGACATGCATAACGAGCTTGGTAACTTTGCTAAACAAGGGATGTTGGAAGACACACTAGGCCAATTCGATCCTGACAATAAGTATGAAGGGGTATTAACTGAGCCAGTGTTTCGCAGTTACCTAGACCTTCAAAAGGCTGAGGGAGCAACAGCTGCACTGCAGAATAAAATGGTTACCGATTATTTTAATGGTAACTTTATCTCGAGTGCAGGTACTGATGGTGACAATAACCTTGAAGCTGTTCAAGAGGGCTTCTGGTCACAGGTCGGCTCACAAAGCCCAGACTACCTTGCTCTTGTAGATGCGGAGGCCGACCCTACTCAACTTAGACAGTACGAGGACAGTTTTCGCCTGGCATTTGCGCTTAAAAACAACTCCACCGATACTCGTATGGAAACGTTCTTCAAAGAGAGTAATCCATTTGGTTCTCTGGAAGCACTCACACCAGATGATCTGAATCCTGCTACTCTATTAGCCTTTGAGAGGTACACCGTACTGAAAGCCAATGGTGCGGACATCAGTCACATACCTGAAAAAGATCTTCCGTATTATCAGGCAATGGATAACCTGACTGGCGACCAGGGTCACACGTTTATGCAAGCCTATAACCGGATTGCCCGACTGAAGCAGCAAGGGGTTGATCCCCTAAGCTTTCGACCAAGTCAAGAAGACCGAGCGACGTTGCTGGACGATGTTCAAGGCATGCCTGCACAGTTTATTAAAGCACTCTCGGATCACTACTCGGTATTAATTGCAACAGGCACTCCTGGTCCGAAGGCATTAAAGCAAGCACAAGAGTATGGCAAAGAACGCTTTCTCACTGTGGATGGGTGGGGTAATGCTGAACATATGTATGTGGACACTAAGTACCTTAAAGGTATCACTGTGCCTAACATAGAAAAACATGTTCTAGCTCGATTGGAGTTGGCCAAATCAGCCATCGAAGCTGCTCATGATATTGATGCAAGCGGGTTCATCTTACAGCAGACTGAGGATACTTGGGTGATGTTGGATGAAAACAACCGACCCTTCTTTGATGCCGATGCCAATATGCTGCAGTGGAATACCCAAGACCTTCTCGGCGTTGGTGAGGGTGTGATGTGGCAGCACAGTGCAGCTGAAGCTCGTCCAGAGATCGTTGAGGATATCGTGTCTAACAAGCTTAAAGAGGTTGAAGCTGGAAAGTTTAAGAATCAACGGGCTTTGTTTGCTGGCGTAGACGACGAGATTACTGCCTTCATGGCAACGTTACAGACGGACCAACCGCTAACAAATGAACAGGTACAGCGTAACCGACTTCTCCAGCTCGACATGCAGGCCACGGCCTATAAGAACCTGAAAGGTGCTCTTGATAAAACCAAGAGTGATGCTGAGGCACAACTAAAAGAGGTACAAGCACTAGATGAATGAGACACCTAAGGTCAACCCCTTAGTCTCGTCAAAAGGCCAACGGCCTGAGAGCTTTGATGACTCTCAGGCTCAAGCTCATACCCAGTCAATCCTAAACCCTACTCCCCCTAAACCCGAATCAGAAAAGCTCACGTTTGGCGATAAGTTCAAAATGAGCACTGATCTCGATTGGTATGGGAAGAACAACACCTCTGGTGGTAAGACATGGGCAGTGGATAACTGGCTTCCAAGCACTCAAGAGATTGGTGATTGGAGAGTTGGCCTAGATGAGAGATATTGGGACGGTATAAACAAAGCAGTCAGTAAGGAACACGCAGCTGCAATACGACAACAAGCTGTAACACATCAAGAAACAGAAGCACGGCTGTATGAAGATGGAATAGCCTCAGGCACCGTTGCACGACTCCTAGCCAACATGTTAGACCCCACTGTACTGGCAGCAACCATTGCAAGTGAGGGCCTATTAGCACCCCTAATCTTAACCAAGAAAGTGGGCACCATGGCTAATGTCTTCCGGCATGCTGGACTGGCTATGGGATCTACAGCTGCAGGTGAGGCCTTACTGGCTAAGGATAACTTTACGTATGAGACTTCTGACTTCATGTGGGCTATGGCTGGTGCCGGTACGCTCGGTGCTATGTTCAGTCCTCTCGGTAAGAATGGGACAGCTCCTGAAGTACGTAAGCTAAATGCCAGTACGGTTAAGTCCTTACGCCAAATTCAGCGTGAGATCTTATTACAGGATGTCGGGGACGGGGCAGGTGTCATTGACCTCACCGTACGTCAACAAATGATCAGCGACGAGGTGAAGCAGTTACGCAATAACACGCTTACTGATGAGCAATATAGGAAAACACTTAATGAGAGTAGTGAAGCGCGAGGTAAGTATGCTGCGTTGGCAGATAAAGCTACTGCTGTTGAAGCACGAATTAAACGTGCTAAAGAACGTGGTACTAAACGGGCTAAGAAAGGTCCAGGTAATGTTAAGCAGGCCTTAGCACAGCTTAAACGTATTGATGCAGAGATGAAGTCTCTCTACCAAGTCGTTGGCCCTGCAGATCAGATGCTTAAACAGCATGAAGACACCATGTCGATACTGGACGGTATTCGTTCCGGTTCTTTACCAGAAGCACTTGAAGCGAAGGTCTCTAAGGCTACCGTTGATCTTAGTGCCAGGAAGACTCGTTCGATACAACTCGCTAAAGCTCAGAAGCAATTAGAAAACCAGACCATCACTCCTGAAGTGTTTGCCAATATGAAACGGACCATCATCGGCACCGAAGAGGCTGTCGTATCGGGTAAGGTTGTGGATGTTGACGCTGAGGTAAGTACAGGTGAGTTAGACCTAAGTGAACGTGTTAAAGAGATCTTCAGGGAAGCTGATCGTGACATTAATAACCTGCGAGGGGATGGTGGTAAGATTCGTCGGTACACCTCCCACACTCGTAATGCCTTTATAGGCACCTCAGATAACCCTTACTCACTTATCCTAAAGCGCGTACTCATGGAAGATGGTGCTGATACAGCTGGAGAAGTCCTCCGTGAGACCGCAGAACTAGCTAAGCAACGAATCTATGGTCGATTCAACCTAGAGTTTGCTAAGGCACATGAACGGAATTACAAAGCTTGGCTTAAGCAGAAAGGAGTCAATCCGGCTCTATCTGCCTATAGGGTTAAGCTACGTGAAGAGTTTAATGAGCTGGTCACCTTAACGCAGCATGGTATGCAGGACGATCCTTTTGCTACGCAGATGGGTAAGGATATCGAGAAGCTATATGAGGAGTTTGCAGTACTGTTAAAGGATCCTTCAGAGGGCACCAACAGTACGGTCTCTGTTTCTTTAATGGAAGAAGATGCGGACCTATCAGACTACAAACACCCACGTATCTATGACGTAGGTAAGATTGATGGTCTAGCTAAGAAGCTGGGTCGAGGTAACTTCTTAAGAGGCGTTGAGGAAGTTAAGATGCGCTTTTCGGATGCCTTAACCGGCATTGAAGATGAAGCTGTTCGGTTCAGGATTGCCAGCCACGTTATTGATGCGGTACGTAAGTCTCGGTATCACTCAGGTTTTGACTTCGATGGATTGTTGCGTCTTGAAACCTCTGATGAGATATCTAAATACTTAACAGATATGACGGCCATGACCAAGCGTGAAGTGTTCGCTTTCGTTGAAGATCTAACTAAGATGCGTGATGCTAAGAAAGCAGAATCTGGTAAGTCTCCACGACTGAAAGAGCGTTTGAAAGTTGATTATAAAGCACCCTTCTTCATGGATATGATTGAGAAGAATAGTGAAAAGCTGTTCATGGGTTATATCAATAAGATGGGCGGTCAGGTTGCTCTTGCTAAGAATGGTATAAAGTCAGAATCAGAGTTTATGGAGCTGCTGGGTAAGGTACAGGAATACTCTCGTGATGTTCTCGAGCCAGAGAAAGGAGGCCTATATAATGTAGGTGCCCAGACTACAGGCGAGTTGAAGATCTTTGAGCACACCTATAAAGCAATCACAGGTCAGCCAGTTGATACCACCAGTCCAATAGGTCAGTCGATCTCTCGTGTTATATCAGCATGGGGTTATAAGCGTCTGATGGGGATGATGGGAGCCAACCAGATACAGGAAATATCAACCGTCACTGCTGAGGCAGGCTTCGTCACGATGCTTCGACAGCTACCAGCATTCCGTAGTTTGTCTGATCAGATTCGAGATGGTGACCAGAAGATGGTCGATGATCTGTTGGAAGAACTACAGGTGGCAACGGGTGGGTTTGGTGCTGACCGTATGATGCATCAACCTGGCGCTAGACTTGATCCTGAAACAGGCTTAGAGATGCCTAAAGGTCAGAAGTTTGGTGAGTATGCTGAAGCGTACTTAGGCCTAGCTGGTCGAGCGATGAATGATTACTCCTTGTTCTCATCCATTGATGTGATGTTGAAGAACCTGGCTATGCGTTCCCTCTCTCAGAAGTTCTTTGATATGAAGGACATGAATGTTGAAGATGCGTTTAAGAATACGATCTTCAAAGCAAAAGGAGAGCGTCTACAGATCCTAGGTCTTTCTGAAGAGAACTTCCCGGCCATTCAGGCACAGATGAAAGCACACGCTGAAACATACTCCTCTGGTCGTATCAAGAGGCTTAACCTGGAAGCATGGGATGACCCGGATGCTCAGAGTAACTTTATCACTGCAATGCAACGGTCTCAGAATCGAGCTGTGATGAACGTTAACATCGGGGACCGTATACACTATGGCACAGGGACAATGATGGGAGCAGAGGGGTCGGTAGGTCGTTTGCTGAACCAGTTCTTATCCTTCGTCCAGGCAGCTGGTGACAGGGTAGGTTGGGGTGAGGCCCGACACAAAGATTTGTTCATGGGTTATAAGTGGGCATTAATATCTTTGATGGCAGGTCTAACCTACATGGGTACGACACGTATCAACAACTTAGGCAAACCTGACGAGAAGAAGCGCAACAAGGAACAGTTGTCTCTTGAAAGAGTAGCTATTGCTACATTCCAGCGTTCCTCCTTTGTAGGCATGTCTCCTATGATTATGGGACCGGTCATGCAAGCCTTAGGTTCGGAATCCTGGCAAGCGGCCTCACGTTCTTCAGGCCTCCCTTCTAATGCCTTAACTGGTTTAGCTGCTGTTGATCTCTTCGATAAGATTGCCAAGACAGGTGAGGGCATAATAGATGCAGTACATCCTGAGCGTGATATGACGCAAGGTCAGGTTAAAGCCATGGCCGCACTAGTTGATAACTCGATGTACATGCGCTGGTTCATGAACCACATTTCACAAGACTTCCAAAAACAACGCGATAAATAACTAATAGGAACACTATGGCAACTTCAGCCTTTGTACAATACACAGGCGATGGTGAGACTTCTGTTTTCCCTATAACGTTCGCATACCTAGACGCGGCTCATATTAAAGCTGAACTAGGTACTATCCCAGAATCGATCACAGTGATCAATGGAGGGGCTTCAGTACAGTTTTCTGTTGCCCCTGCTATAGGGACTACGCTTACAATATTTCGGGAAACACCCAAAGTACCACTGATCGACTTTAACGAAAATTCAATCTTGAAAGAAGCTGACCTAGACTTGTCCTTGCGACAATCAATCTATGTAGCAGAAGAATCATTTGCATCCAACATCATCGCTATCCGAAAGGCTGAAGAGATTCGTGACCTTGTAGAAGCGGACAGACTTGAAGTGGTTGGACGTGAAGAACATGTGATCGAGATGGAGGCAAACGTCACTACCCAAGAGTCAAATGTTGTGACGCGGCATGTAGATATTATTGAACGTCAAGCTGATGTCATAGATCGCCAAGCTGATGTAACAACGAAGCAGGTGGATGTAACAAGCCGCCAGCTCGATGTAACTGCTCGTCAAGCAGCAGTCCTCATTACACAAGGGGAAATTGATACTACGGTGGCTGCCGAGAAGGTCAATATCAATAATCTCGGTAATGTGCGTGAGGCAGCAATTACCTTGCTTGCTAATGCTCGTGTCAAAGGAATAGATGACCTAGGCATAGCCCGAGAGTTGTCATTAAATAACCTTGGCCAATTCTGGGAAACTGATGTAGCAGATACCGGAGCGGCTCGTTTACTGAGTCTTAATAACACAGGCAGTGCTTGGGAAGCCGCTGTGATCCAAGAGGGCACTGATCGCGCACTGACCCTCACTACCACTGGTAGCGCTTGGGAGGCCACAGTGGCAAAGGAAGGGGCAGACCAATTAGTAGCTATTGATCTGCTTGGTCAAGAGTGGAAAACAGATGTAACTGATACAGGAACAGCGAGGGAGTTAGCTCTCAATATCTTAGGTGGTGTAAGGGAAGCTGGTGTTGTTGATGTAGGTGAGGCACGAGAGACTTCTCTAACCACCTTATATACAGGGTATCGAGACACTCTAAATACCATTGATTCCACGGCTGCTGGACGACAAGCTGATATTGCTGCTCGTCAACTAAATGTACAAGAGCTGGAAGTGGATACACAGTCTGCCCTGACGGCTGCCAAAGCGGCACAGGCGTTGGCCGAGGTAGCACAAGCATCAAGTGAGAGTACCTTAGCCGAGACGGAAGCACAGCGTGCTATTGCGCAAGGAGCAGCTGGGACCGCTTCAACCAAAGCACTAGAGGCTGCTTCCTCTGCAGCTAGTGCACTTGACCATCGCGACAGTTCTCTCGGATATCGTAACGAGGCTGCACAATTTGCTGAAGCAGCAACAAGTGGCATAGTCTTCTTCGGTGTCCGTGCTGTTTCCGCAGGTGATCCTCCTACACCTACCTCGAATGGTTTCTATCGAATGACGGGAACCGGTATCGTGGCTGGTGTGAGTATCAAGGAAGGGGATGAGTTGTTCTATGACCTTGCAGGGGCAACTTGGCAGAAGATTGGGCGAGATCTGATTAGTATTGCAGATGTAACTTCACTGCAGACGGCACTTGATGGTAAATCAGCAACGAGTCACGCACACGACACGGATTACTTAGGCATAACAGCAACAGCCTCTAACGCTACGAAGCTGGCGACACCACGTACAATATCCTTAACAGGGGACGTTACAGGTTCGGTTAGTTTTGACGGAAGTGCTAATGCTGCTATTACGGCTGTTGTTGGGAATGATACACACACCCATACATGGGCTAATATTGTTACTAAGCCAACAACGTTCCCGCCATCAGCGCACACTCAAGCGTGGTCAACGATTACAGGTACGCCAGCAACCTATGCCCCGACTGCCCATACGCAAGCGTGGTCCACGATTACAGGTACGCCCACATCGTACACACCATCAGCACACGCACACGACTGGACATCGATTACGAGTAAGCCTACGACCTTTGCGCCTGCTACACACGCACACGACTGGGCATCGATTACGAGTAAGCCTACGACCTTTGCGCCGGCTTCACACACGCATTCTTATACAGCGCTTACAAGCATCCCAACCTCGTTTGCACCAGCTGCACACACTCAGGCGTGGTCAACGATTACAGGTACGCCCACATCGTTTACCCCGTCAGCTCACAATCAGGCGTGGTCAACGATTACAGGAACACCCGCCACGTATCCGCCTTCCAGCCACACGCATGATTACCTGGGGTCTACCTCAAAAGCTGCTGATTCCAGTAAGCTGAATGGAATAGTAAATACTACCGCCTCAACCGGTAATACGATTGTACAACGGGATGCTAGCGGGGATATGGCTGCCCGACTGTTTAAGTCGGAATATGATTCCAATAACACCACTGTGAATCACATCATGACTCAAGTGGATACGGTATCTAACAACTATATTCGCCCGACGACACCAGCAAGCTTTAGGGCCTCAGTCACAGATGCGTATTATACGAAAGTACCTACGGGAACACGTATGATTTTCCAGCAGACATCGGCACCTACGGGCTGGGTAAAGGACACAGCAACTGCGTTAAACAACAAAGCCCTGCGTATTGTAACAGGGACAGCTAGTTCAGGTGGGACAGCTCTCTTTACCGCTGCGTTCAATACAGACCTTACGACATCCTCATCAGGTAAGCACACCCCCACAGTGACCACAGCAACAGGTGGTGCTCATACGCATACCGTCACAGTCAATAACACTACGTTGACTGCAGCGCATATGCCTTCCCACAGGCATAGTGTTACCGCTTGGAAAGACTATATGAACAGGTCAACAGCTGCGTTTGGTGGCTCGCGAGCGAGTACAAGCTATGGTTCCTGGGTAGATAATACCATGGCAACAACAGGTGGATCGACGGGGCACAATCATGGTGGATCGACTGCATCAGCCGGTGGTCATACACATACCATGACCGGGACGGAAGTGGCAGCCCACAGTCATACAGTCAAGCCAGACGTGGCCTACTATGATGTGATTGTTGCGAGGAAGTCATAATGTTTGATAAAAAGAAGCAAGCAAAACTGTGTCCTCTGATCAAGAAACCTTGCATTGAACATGAGTGCATGTGGTATCTGAATGTCCGAGGTACACACCCACAAACTGGTCAAGAAGTTGATGGCTGGGATTGTTCTATGATCTGGCAACCTGTGTTGATGATTGAGAACAGTGCCCAACAACGTTCAACTGGTGCGGCTGTCGAAAGCTTTCGTAACGAGATGGTTAAAGCAAATGAAACGAGTACCCAGCTCTTGTTAGAAACAGCCCTCACAAGACAACAAATAAGCTTTGAACCTTAAGGAGAAATATATGAGATTGATTTTTGTTAGAGAAGAAGACCATTGCCTGATCATAGTTAATGGGAATGAACGGGAGATAACCACAGCCCCGCTTAGTGTCCCGCTGAAAGTAAGGGCCATACAAGTTTATGATCAGTATACGGAAGTTGAGAACTATGATGCGACTAACGATATTACAGCAGAACCCCCTGCGTATGTCTCTGATTTAATTAAAGCTTGGCAGGCTCAAACGGCAGCTGATTTAGCTAAACTAGAGCGTGAGGTTATCGAGGCTAGGGAGTTAGAAAAGGGTGTGGACATAACCTTATAAGGATCAAATATCTATGGGAGTATTAGGAAAGATCTTCGGATCGGCGACCGCATTAAATATCAGTAAAGGGGCAATTGATAACGCTATCTACACACCCCAAGAAAAAGCTGCAAGATTTGAACGCCTCCTCGCTCTGTACGAACCCTTCAAAATAGCACAACGCCTCCTAGCCCTGACCTTCAGCATCCCTTATGCCCTCGCATGGATTGTGACGTTTATTACGTCCTTCTTTAAACCTGTGCCTTTGCAACTGGAACTGCTGGAAGGGGATGTATCTAAAATCGTCCTGGTGATATGCGCCTTCTACTTTAGTGGGGGTGTTATTGACAGCTTTAAAAAGACTAAAGAATGAAACAGACGTATGAAACTCTTAATTGGGCTTCCCAGGCCATAACTATCCCAGTAGGTGCTCGCGTCTTCTTTGGGTACTCAGTCGATGACTGGGTGCTTATAGGGACTGCATGCTTGTTAATCTTAAACCTACTATGGGTCGTCTCGCGTGTGTGGGAGTTTTACGCTCCTAAGGTCGCTGGACTATTTAAATGGATTGGAAATGTCTTCAGAAAGAAAACGTGACTACGGAAAAGAATACCGTGACTACCATGCCCGACCTGCTCAGAAGAAGCGACGAGCTATGCGAAACGCAGCCCGAACGCTCATGATCAGCAAAGGCAGAGTTAAGAAAGGTGACGGTAAAGATGTCGATCACAAGAACCGCAACCCCATGGACAACTCCTCAAAGAACTTGAGAGTTCAGTCCCAGAAGAAAAATCGTGGATGGAGAAGAGACAAATGACTACACAAGTAACCCCTAAGAAGAAGATTAAACCAGCACCAAAAGTTGAACAAGCTATATCAGACCTGCAAGCACGTATTGACGAGCTAAACAGCCGTGGCTTGATTGCCGACACAGACTTCGTTGTCTTTGAATACGCCCATGGCTATGTAGATGTCTACACTCGAGATACTGGTGAGGACACCTGGGAGTTCCGGCCTAATGGGACTGAGATTGTTCGTGACCATAGAGGTAAGGAAGTTACGTGAGAGAAGATAAGAAAGGCAGTGAGTTTGAATCCCTACTAGAGCAACTACATGTTGGACTTGCTCAACAGCTGTTCAATAGGGTGGCTTCAGGTGAGGCCTCCTCTGCAGACATGTCAGTAGCTCGACAATTCCTTAAAGACAATGGCATTGAGTGGAACCCCACCAAAGCTGGTCACCCTATGGCTGGACTGTCAAAGCTCTTACCTGAGTTTGACAAAGACACCGCACACTAAACAGGGGGCTTCGGCCTCCTACCCTCCTCGAGACAACTATGCATGATTATGAAGAAAAGCTTAAAGGAGACTTCAGGGTCTTCCTTTTTGCAATCTGGAAGCATCTAAACCTACCAGACCCCACACCCGTTCAATATGATATTGCTGACTACCTCCAAAGTGATAACAAGCGAATCATCATTGAAGCATTCCGAGGAATAGGTAAGTCGTGGATCACAGCTGCCTTCGTTCTTTGGACTTTGTATAAGAACCCACTGTGGAAGATCATGGTGGTATCAGCAAGTAAGGAACGAGCAGATTCCTTCTCTACCTTTACTCGTCGTTTGATTGAGGAGGTTCCCTTCCTTACAGACCTGAAACCTCGCCGTGGACAACGTGACTCTAAGATAAGCTTTGACGTGGCACCTGCTACGCCTGACCAATCCCCCTCAGTTAAGTCAGTGGGTATTACAGGTCAGCTAACAGGTTCTCGTGCTGACATTATTGTTGCAGATGACATAGAGGTACTAAACAACTCAGCCACCCACGGTGCTCGAGAGAAGCTGTCAGAACTGATTAAAGAGTTTGACGCAATCCTTAAGCCTGTGGCACACGCTAAGGTCATCTACCTAGGGACACCCCAGACAGAGATGAGTCTGTATAACGTGTTACCCGAACGAGGCTACAAGATGCGTATATGGCCTGCAGAGTACCCTGAGGATTCTGTTCGATATCGTGGAAGACTTGCTCCCTGGATCATGAAACAGATTGAAGAAGGTAAGGCTATCGCAGGTGACCCTGTGGACCCTAAACGCTTCACATCTTATGAGTTGGCTGAACGACGAGCATCCTATGGTAAGGCAGGCTATGCCCTACAGTTCCTCATTGACACCTCTATGGCTGACCTTGAGAAGTATCCACTGAAGCTCAACGATCTGTTGGTGATGTCACTGGACATGAACAAGGCCCCTACAGAGTTTGTCTGGAGCAATGAGCCAGATAAGGCATGTCAGACTTTGCCTACAATGGGTTTGACGAATGATAAATTCTATAGACCTTTGTGGTATTCAGATGAGTTAAAAGCGTACACAGGGAAGCTGCTTACTATTGACCCCTCAGGTCGTGGTAAGGATGAGACTGGCTGGGCCGTAACATACTTCCTAAATGGGTATGTCTTCGTCATGGCAGCTGGGGGTTGTAAGGATGGTTATGATGACGGTGTCCTTAAGCTCTTGGCATCTATTGCTAAGAAGTGGGCTGTGAATGAAGTGCTTATTGAAAGTAACTTCGGTGACGGTATGTATAAGGAACTGCTTAAACCACACCTCACTCGAATACACCCTGTAACCATCTCTGAGGTACGACACCACACACAGAAAGAGAAGCGGGTGATTGACGCTCTTGAACCAGCGATGATGCAGCACCGTCTCATCATCAACGAGAGTGTGATCCAACAGGACTACGAGACAAGTCAGGACGACCCTTCTTATTCCTTATTCTACCAAATGACACGCATCACTTACGACCGAGGCTCATTAGCTCACGACGACCGCCTAGAAGCCGTCTACATGGGCGTTAACTATTGGGTGGAGTCAATGGGTGTGGATGTTAAGAACGAGGCTGAGAAGTACAGACAGGAGCTTCTAGTGACAGAGTTAAAGTCTTTTGAGGATAACGTGTTTGGTGGTAAAGCTAAATCAGCTGTTAGTGCTCTCATGGGCTGGTAACAGCTCTGTGGAACCTACCGTGGAACCCCCATGAATGCTGGGGGTTGATTACCCACCCTTTAGAAGAAAACTAAAGTTAAAGTATAGTATAGATATAGGTCAGCATAATCCTCTAGTTCAGTACTCATGGTATCCCAGAAGGAGGCTTAGGTGTCTCTAAGCAGCCTTTATCCAGTCAGGGTATTCAAGGGTAGCTAGGGGTAGTTAAGAGTAGTTAAGGGGTAGTCTAGATTAGTTAGGCTTGCTCTGGATTAGTTAGGCTTGCTATAGATTAGCCTAGCTAAGTTCAGCTTGCTCTAGCTTAGTCTAGCTCAGTTCAGCTTAGTTCAGCTTGCTATAGATTAGTCTAGCTCAGTTAAGCTTGCTATAGATTAGTCTAGCTCAGTTAAGCTTAGTTCAGCTTAACCTTCTTGGTGTGCTTCCTACCAATAAGTACACAGCAGTGTTAAAGGGTACGTTATAAATATGTCAGACATGTGGTTAGCATTACAATAACACTAGTGTGACTGTATGCTGCGTGGTACCAGCAGTGTTAAAGGGTACGTTATAAATATGTCAGACATGTGGTTAGCATTACAATAACACTAGTGTGACTGTATGCTGCGTGGTACATATAAGAATAAGAGTTAAAGAGGGTTAGGCTTTGTTAGGCTTAGTTAAAGAGTGTTGAGCATAGTCCGGGTATTTAGGCAGAAAAATCTGTTGGGTCTTTTAATAAAGATACACACGCGCCTACCCCCGTGCACCCCTACGCTCGCACACGCACACGCCTGGGCACGCACGCGCACACACACGCACACAACTGAAAGCATAAGCATTTCCTGCCCGCCCTTTCCTTCCCTATAGCTCTGCAGGGCACGCCATTGCTGGTT